ATGCCGGACAACATTATTCTAGGTGCTCCATTATTTCGGGTATGTTTATTTTGAATTTGATCATGTCGCTGAATCGTCGAATTCCTTCTGGTTTCGCACCATTCTCCCGTGGTATAGGGACAGTGTCGGCCAGGTAAAGTTTATGTTCTAATCCCAAGTGATGAGACAACACAGGATACACTTTCTTGTGTAACTCACTTTTTTGTTGTATCTCTATGACTTTCGTTCCGGGGTGACACCACAACAAGTTTGTTAGTCCAGCACCGTGTGCCGCAACAATGTGTGTGGCTTCTGCAAAAGTTTTCATTTGATCTCGTATGGTCATATTCTCCAACACAACGGTCTCCCAGCCTTTTAAATTCAACAGTAGTTCATCTGAATTCGCAATCCTCCTGGTGACCGCTCCGGGTCTGAGTACCACCATCTTCCTGTGGGGCTTCACTCCTTTGATGTTTGCCAATCCTTTGAAATGTCGTAACCATGGGGCGAGTGCTGGGGTTGTTACACCGTCCCTGACATTGCTCATGCTGGGCACTATGAGATGTTTGAACTGCCATGTCTCACCTTTTGGCATCACGACTATCTTGACATTTGGGAAAAGTTCTTCGCACACCTTCTCAAAGTAAGGACTGTGGTTTGCCATGATGAAACAGTATCGGCTGAAGTTTGTAGACCATCTCTTCTCCAGTAACCTGAACTTGGATATGATATCGATCCATATGTGCCATGGGTTCCCTTTGCTGTCGTCGTCCACGGGCAACCACACGTATGTGTCAGTCTCATGGAAAAATTCAGTGACGGGTGGTAGATCTAAATCCACAGTTTCATCCCATTCAGTCCAGAGCCTGTGACTCTTGTGTGGCTTGTGTCTGCTCTTGTGGGTCAGGTTCCAGACATGATCCGTTATCAATTTATTTTCTCTTGTCACTAACAAAGGGCAAGTGTGTACTCTACAATTATGGAACTCCGCCACGAAAGTTGGTAAACTTGTGAAGTTTGGATCGATCGACTCGTGATAGGGCACAGTGTAGTTGTATTCAGGATCCACGGTCTCCCATCGATCGAGGAAATACTTCAGGGAGCTTATGTTTTTTACTGACATTTTATTAATAATTATGTTATAATACACTACTATGATATTATTCTCAAATGGATGCAGTTTCCTCACACCCAGGCCCAAGGACGGAGTGGACACATTCACATCAAAGATGGTTGCTGAAAATTACAAAATGCAGTTGGTAAATCTCGCGATGGGCGGCAGGGGTAACACTAGAATAGGTTTTTCAACCAAGGTTTGGTTAGAACAGAATAAAGACGAGGATGTCTTTGCCGTGATAGGTTGGTCCAGTGCGGTCAGGAACGACTACATCACAGATGATGGATGGAAGAAAGGGCGTGTACCGGGCACCGATCTCACCTGGCGGACCTGGAAGACACTTGACAACGTGAGTTTCATAAGAAGTCATAAAGGGTGGGATATTGAAAACAATCTTTCCATGAACTTCCTTGATAATGTGTTTGACCTGCAGAATTACTTTGAACGTAAGCGAATACCCTATGTGATGTACAACTCTTTACCCAACGACTTTGGTAACGGAACAGCAGACTTTGAGGTCATAAGGAACGCGATAAACATGGATAGATTTTTTAATCCAGCGGTGAGTCACTTTGAATTTATCTCAGATAACAATTTAATAGTGAGCCCCGATGACCCACACCCATCAGTGGAGGGACACAAACAATGGGCCGAACAACTACAGGAGTTCATAGATGCTAACAATCTACGCACCATCTAGTAACAAGAACAGCAAGGCCTGGGAAGTGTTCAACGGTGTCGAGCAGTCGTGGCCTGATCAGATCACAAAGTTGGACAATGCCGTGGAAACAGATCCTGCCAGCAACAGCATGTTCTGGGGATTCGTTGGCAACAACAGGGAGATGGTCAAGAAACTGGAAGCACGTAATCACAACTACTGGTTCACTGACACACCTTACTTTGGTAGATTTGACAACAACGATCTGAGACCAGACAACCATTACTGGCGTATATGCAAGAACACAATACACGTGCCTTACATAAAGGACTGCAAGTCGGATAGATTTGAGAAGTTTGGAATCAAGATCAAAGCACCAAACTTTGCCGGCAAACATGTTTTAGTGTGTCCGAGCTCACAAGGCATTAACAATTACTTGGATAGGCCAAACTGGACTGCCGAAACAGTAGAGCAGATCAAAAGATACACTGATAGACCCATCCGACTTCGACACAAGCCCAGGGGCAGGGGCACGTCAGGACCAAGTGAGGCCATGGTACCTCTGTCGGAGGAGCTCAAAGAGGCATGGTGTGTTGTGACCAGTTGTAGTATTGCGGCCGTGGAGGCCATGTGTGAGGGCATACCCGTGTTCTGTCATGAGAAAAGTTTTGCAACAGATGTTGCTGGAATAGAACTTTCTGATATTGAAAATCCCTATTACGGTGGCCCGGAACCATGGCTGTACAGTCTTGCATACCAACAGTTCACCCCGGAGGAAATTGAAAACGGAACAGCAGTGGAGATACTAATGGACAAGGGAATACTATAAATGGAAAAAATGTATCTCTACTTGAAAAACGTGTTGAAGGACCAATATGATTTCGTACCTAGTAAGGTCCTGGATGTTGGTGCCTGGAATGGTTTTTGGACAAAAAACTGTAAGTCATTCTGGCCAGATGCTCATTATACCTGTGTTGAAGCAGGCCCCAAGCACAGAAAGAATTTAGAGGAATGTGCCGATGAAGTGCATATAGCAGTTGTTGGTGATACCAATAAGGAAGTCGAGATGCACCTAACTAAAGTCAAGCCCAACAAAATAGGCTACACCAAAGGCTCGAGCATTTTCTCATGGACGTCGTCTGATAAGCAAACCGATAAAAGAGAAATGGTCACTTTAAAAAATTTAGTGGGAATGGATGCACAGTTTGATCTTATTAAGCAAGATGTACAAGGAGCGGAATTACTTGTAATGCAGGGATCGGAAGAGATATTTCAACGTGCTACTTTTGTGATAAACGAAGTCAATCTATCAAAAAAAGGAAAAATTCCAGATTTGGCAGAAATGAATGAATACATGTCGTCAATAGAATTTAACAAACATCAAATTATTTGTGATCATCCTGGGCAGGACCAAGTTGATGTTTTGTATTGGAAATAGCTCTAAAATTGATCAGAAAAAGGTAAACTGTCCTTGAGCCTTTGATTGACCTCTCTGCTTACTTTTTCCAAAAGAAATTGATCAGACAGATGTAGTTTATATGAATTTAAATCTCCCCATTCCAACTCCATATCTAACACAGATGCAAAATCATTCCATTTAAAATGTGGAACCGGGTAATTTTTTTTATCTATTGAAACAGGAGCCCATGGAATTCGTAGACAATCGGCTAGTATAGCACCATGCATGGCCTCTGTGAGAATAATTTTACATTGGCTTACTCTGCGTATAAACTCCGCACAAGGTAGAGTTACGTCTATGACACGTTCATCGTTTATCATTGACAAGTTACGATAGTGTGGTATTATTCCTATAGGATAGAGTGGTGTGTCTGCCAATGATTCAAAATACCCTTTGACCCCAAATGCTGTATCCCCGACCGCATACTTTTTTGACAGTTTTACTTTCTCTGCTGTTAACCTTCCTCTTACAAAAGAATAATCTAAATTAATGTTAGGAACATCCTCACCGTTGGCGCCAGTCCCGAGCACAGTACACTTGGTCAACACTTTGTGGTTTAGTATCGTGCCTAACCCTAAAGCAGTGCCGTTGGGTAAATTTTTCATAACTGGTAATCTAAATAACAGAGGAGTCAGTCCTTGGAATATGTAATCGTTAAGTCTATCTCCAAAATTTTTAACGTGCCAAGAAAGGTAATGAGTAAGCATATTAGTAATTACCAATTGGTAATTTTTTTACTCCTACAGATCACTGAAATATTTTTACTATATCTTTGTAAGTTTCTCCCAGTTCATTATGCTGAGAATAGGTTGATTACTTCTTTCTTCCAATCGTCGGAGTACTCACAATTCCTGTAACCATCGAACCATGGTCCGCCTTCGGTGTAGTGTAATATCTTGGGTTTGCCATCCTTAGGCTCCTTGTACCATTCCACCAGCCAGTTGTACTCGTGTGGTAGGGATCCAATCTCTGAATCTTCCAACCATGAGAATCTGTGTAGGAATTTTGGTGTTTGCTTGTTCAGGAATTCAGGTGTTAAGATCTTGTTCTTGGGGTGGGCACAGTTCCACAACACCATGCTTGACCAGTTCTTCCTGGGATATGCTGTCTGCACCTGTCCATCCATCTTGATAGACCCTTCTTCGGGTGTGTAATCGTGTTGCACACAGACCACAGCCTTGGAATCATCAAAGTATTGTTCCAGTTCTTTTGCAGGGATCTTCCATAGGAAATCGCAGTCACAGAACACGGCCCATCCCTTGTAGTCGTTCAGGTATGGCACGAAGAATCTTGTGAATGTGAATTCTGTCGTCGCTAACTTGTCAATGTCTCTGGTGTAGATGCCTTGCTCTCGCATCTCATTCTGTTTCAGCGGATATACCTCCGCATCAGGATCTCTACGTTTGATGCTGTGTTCACACACTTGGTATGATATATCTTCCCTGGAATCCCACCCTACATATATTTTCATTTGCACAAAATCTCGTGTATCTGTTTCCAATTATTTACACGTATCACGTCGGGGTGATTAAAGTTTTTGTTGTATGGATGGTCGATTAATATAGGCTTTAAACCGTAATAGAGCCCTGCTAGTGCGTTCTTAGGCTTGTCCTCGACCCAATACACTCCAGTGTCATGGAACTCCGCTAATGCCCCATCTTTGTCCGCTCCTGTACCTAGTATGTGGTAATTTGTGAACACATGTTCTCCAAACAGTTCTCCCAATCTCTTCTTACGCAGTTCTTGTGCGGGTATGTCAGAAGTCTGTGATGTTATTGGCACGAAGGTCCATCCTTCGGCGTGTAGCAGTTTTACCCATGTCTGTGATTCTAACATTGGTCTCTGTGTGCCCATCCATGCACTCCTGTTGAATTCTCTGATCTCTTGCCTGATCACGTCCTTGCTGACCCCAAATCTGTTTGCCATCTCGTAGTCGTCTTGACCTGTGTCCACCAGCTTGTAAGGATAGTTCCTGATGCCGTGTTCGTCAAAGTATGATCGTAGTTGCATCCACTTGGTGAAATGGCGTTCCCATTCCAACAGTACTCCGTCAACGTCGGTTAATATGATTCTAGCTGATGTCGGCATCTTCCATCCCCGCCACTCTCAGTTTGACGATATTCGTTATCTGCCATTGCTTCTGGTCTAACCCTTTGGTGATGCCTAACCATTGGTTCCTTATCAGTGCGAAGTCATTGATGATCTTGGTCATGTCGACCACATCGTCCTCCCCGTCCACGTACTTTTCTGCGTCCCTACTGCTTAATAATTTGTTGTAGTTCTCTAGGAATTTCCTGAAGGTCTTGGATCTCAGTCTTCTCAATTCTATGTTAAGGTATTCGAGTATGGCTTCCAGTTGTTGCAGTTGGCTGAATCTTTCCTCAACTATGCCTGGCAATGACGCACTGGCCCTTTCCAGGTTACCGTATATCTTGCACTGCTTCCTCGCTTCGAGCAACTCGTTGTCGAAGTATGCCACGCAGTCTGGTATCTTGGCTAGGTTCCTGCTGACTTCGTTGTACCAATTTATCATTCATCAGTATCGCCGTAACCTACGTCTTCGGAATCTTCTTCCTCGAACACAGCATTAACGGCTTCCTCTAGTTTTGGATCAAGTTCTGCAGATCCTTTGAGTACCTCATGATCCACCCCAATGTCCTCTAGGCTCTTGAGTAATTCGATCGCCATGTCTAATCTCTGTCGTTCAGGGACGTAATGTATGATGGAGTTCCACAAACGTTCAATGTCAGCGTGATCAAAGTCTATCATCTATTCCTTCTCTATAATTGTTTCTGTTTTTTTAGCTTTTGCTTTTGGTTTCGTATCAATCACTTCTGCTACCTCTACTGCTGGAACTTGTTCCTTGTCAGCAAAGTCTGTGGATTCTTTGAAGTCTGCCATTAGCATATCTAATTTATCACCTATCCATTGTTTCCTGAAGTCAATGTGTTCCTTACCTGCTTTATCGATGTATTTCAGCCTGTTTCCGGTCTGTACAAGTATGCCTTTCTTCTCAAATAGGTCCACTAGTCCACTGTACGGGTTCATTCCTGTTTCGTATGGAATCTTGACCTGCACACCTTCAAACGGTTTAGCATATCTTGTTTTCATGACTTTACAAGCCGCTCTAATACCTCTCACGTCTGTGACTTTGTTACCATCAAGGTCTTCTTTTAATTTAAGTTTTTTCATTGCGATAACGATTGAACTGGCATAGATAAACCCTTGTCCGCCTGATATCTTATCATCTGGGTCAAACATATCCTGTGATGCGTATGTATGGTTGGTTGCCACAAGTCCCACGTTCCATGAACCAAACATGTTGACACAGTTTCTTACAAGTGCTGTTAATGCCTTGGGTTTCCTACCTAGGTCACCTTTCATGTCACCCGCTTCGAACTGATTAACGTCGGTCGGTGTAAGCATCATGCCCAATGAATCAATTACAAATAATACTTTTGGGGCGCCTTCCTTGTCGTCTGCGTGTGCTTCCTTGTAACCTTTCATGAACTCTGAAATAGTTTTAGCTACATCATCTATCATTGATATACTTAATTTTAGAAGTTTCTCTTCCGATGTGTCCACTTTCAATGCCTGTAACCATTTCTCATCCAATGCATTCTCTGTGTCAACAAGTATAACAAATATACCTTGCTCCTGTGCATTCTTGATTATGTTTCCTGCGGCTATGTATGATTTACCTGCTCCTGATTCTCCTGCAAATACAGTAACCTTACCTAACGGAATTCCTTTGTTGAAATCACCAGTCATCAAATAGTTCAATGCATAATTTCCTGTGCTGATCCAATCAGTGGGATCGCTGAATCCTACACCTAATCCTTGGATTGATTTCGTGATACTCTTTCTAAACTTTGTTGCGTCAAATACTTTTGTCATTTTGTTTTCCTTATAATACCATCCAAAGGATAATTGCCACTATCAACACCCATGCAGGTATTTGCTTGTACAAGATCCAGTTAACAGCCATTTGTATTTTCTTTTTCATATTAATATATTAGCATACCTAGGCCCTAACGTCAATGTCAGGGCCTTGGTAAAATGTCAGATTATTTTGCTTGTCTTGATCTGATCAGCTTCAGGATGTCCTCTGCCCTCTTGGCACTATCACCCGCTGGAGCCACCACTGCTGGTGCCGCCTCTGGTTGTGGTGCTGGTGCAGATTCAGTAACAGGTGCCGCTGTAGGAGCCGCCTCTGCCACTGGCGTTGCCACCGGAGCCGATGCTGTTGGTACTGTTACCTGAGGTTTAGCTTGGTAAGCCATGCCCGCCGGTCTGAAGTACTGTCCATACTGCTCTAGATCATAAGCCTCACCTTCAACAGATTTCTCAAATAACTCCTTGATTATTTTAACCTCTGCGTCAGTTGGCTCTTTTGGTCTGAAGTCACCCAGGTTGTGTAACCCGTGTTTGTCGATAGCGGCTCTCTCTGCTTCCTCGAGAGCTCTTTCTCTCCTTGACCATTTTGATGTTGAGTAGTCGGCGTAACCACCTTTGGTTGTTTTAGTGACCCTGAAGTCAACACCCTTCACATAATCAGTAGGCATTTCTTCCATCTCTGGATCCATCAATGCTCCTCTGATGATGTTGAAGATCTGAGGTCCAATTATGAATCTTCTGATCGGATTCTCAGGGGTTGACTCTTCCGCCAACGGATTTGTTGTGACAAAACCTTGGAAGATGTAACTTTTCTTCTTCCAATATTTCCTGCCCATGTCTTCCATGCTCTTGTCCTTGAACCATGGTCTAACTTCCGTCAGCACCGGGCAAGTCTTGCCATACATCTCCATGCACGGTACTTGTACCTGCACTGGTCTGGAGTCAGTCTGACCTTTAATACCCGCGAAAGGTAATTTGATCATGTTTCTCTCAGTCCAGAAGAATGTATTTGTTGTATCCTTATCGGGTAAGAATCTGATTACTGCTTCTGATCCTTCTGCTATGTTCCAATGTGGATAGATGGCGTTGTCTCCGCCTGTGTTGGAAGTGGAGCGATTCACTTCTTGAGATTTTAACTTCGCCCTTATTTCAGCTAATGATGCCATAATGTAAGCCTCCTTGTGTGCCTATGTTTGTTAGTTTTAAGTTGCCTAAATGTATATTAGACATATAGTACATAATATACAACTATATTTATCAGTTGTCTACTACTATTATTGGTAATGTGGAGGTTTTATTATGACCCGCAACTAGTGATACAAGTGTCAATATAATTTTCTGTGTCTATGGAATGTTCTATCTGTCCCTCTACAAACGGCCGCTGACTAAAATAACAACAAGGTGCAACTACACCTGAAGCATTCAAAAACAAACTAGATAACGCAAGGTGCATACAGTTTTTCTTCTCAACTTTTTTCTTTACAACGTCGTTTCCTGTTTTTTTGTCTAGGATTTTTCCTTTCCTGCTCCACTGCTTGTTGTGTTTGCTCCATGGTCGAATATCTACAGGTTCTCCGGATCGGTAATCATATGCTTTGTTATAATACCGTGCATTCTTTACAAATTCAAATCTTGTGAATCCCATACTCGTTGAGAGTCTCATACAGTCCTTTATCTGGTGTTCATTGTGTGCAAATGGAATAAACTGCCAAACAGCATTGCCGCCCGCATCTATGAATGATTTAGCGTTTTCGATTATCTTATTCCAGTTAGTTGCTTGTCTGTAAATTTTGTGGGTGTCTTCCAGCCCGTCGATAGCGAACCATACAGTCAATCTGTCACTAAACATTCTAGCTAGGTTGTGCCACCAGTCCTTGGAACGTAGACTTCCGTTGGTGTGTATTTGTAATTCTAGGTCACGATCTTTAATTATTTTTAATTGTCGATCTATCTGCTTACTTGCACACGGATCTCCTAGGTTACCACAGAACTGTACTACTGTTAGGTTAGGCAAGTTATCCACAATTTGTTCCAGCCTGTCTGGGTCTAGGTCCTCTAGTACGAAATCTGTTAATCCATATCCTTGTTTATTCCTAGAACACGACGAACACCATGCGTTGCATCTAGTAGTCGGTTCTACGTGTAACCATTTGATCTTGTCATACATCCAATGTACTTAAGAACTATTATGCTACTATTATTGGTAATGTGGAGGTTTTATTATTGTATGTTAGCTAGGTGTTTGATTCTATCTAGTTCTGTGTTGATCTTCTCAGCGTCTGCTTGGTCTTTGGCTATTTCTTGCTCTTTGTCATCTGCTTCATCATCTGGATCTCTGATCACCATGTCCGGAGCATTGTCTTCTTTAAGTCCTGCCTTCTCAAGCTGGCCTCTGATGCTGTTGAGTTTTTGTTCCAGTTCTGCGTTGCCTGGTAAAATCCTATGTAGGTCGTCTATCAAGCCATTTGATATTGGTGACATTTCCATTGCGGCATTGATTTCTGCGTCTTCCCAGTCCTCTTGTTTCTTGCCAATTTTTCTCTCTGCGGCCTGTAGTTCGCCAACTTCAAATGTTAATTGTGCGATGCCCAGATCAAATGCGAAATCATACAACGCCTCGATCAGGTTGTCGTCTTCTAAATTTTTGTACTGTGAGTATTTCTTCGCCCACTGCATTAGGTCATCGTTTGTGTCTTCATCTCTATCCATTTTCATCTGTGCTATTGCTCTTTCATCACCATCGTCTTCGCCCAGTCCCGACAGGTGTTTGATTCTATCTAGTTCGCTGTTGTCTTCTACTGTTGCTTCTTTCAGTCTGTTGTAGTTCTGTGAAAGGTAGGCCATTGCCGCTTTGCTGTCTGCAAATTTCTTGTCTGACTCGCCGTCTTTGTTCAGCACGTCGTAGACTGCCTTGCCGTCATCACCCTTGTACATTGAAACGTAAGGTTTGATGTCTTCAAACGCTAGACCTTCCAGTTGGTTATCTTGTGATTCTGACACGTAGTCAATACGAACCCAGTCAATAAGTTCTTCTGTACCTTCTAATTCTTCTAATTCTTTCTCGTCCAGTTCCGTACCATCGGCGTAATTCGCTGATTGCAGTTCAAAGATCAAATCGCTGTAATCCTGCATGTCGTACACTATGCTATTTTGATCTATCTCCTTGCCACGTAGATACAAGTAATCGCTGTCTCTTTGCATATTTTTTGCTTGTTCAGAATCTAAAGGATCACGCATTATAGGTTTGCCGTCGTCTTCCTTCTGCATTCCTAGTTCTTGTTTTCTCTTTTGGATCTCTGCCTGCAGTTCAGGATCTTTGCTTGTGTTTGGATCCATCTGTAGGTCTTGTAATGTTTTCAATTTTGCTTGTCTGTCTTCTGCATCTTTTGGAGTTGCGTATTCGTTCGCTGTTTTTTCTGCCCATTCCACGAATTCTTCTGTTTCTTTACCTATCGCTTTGCCTTTGATGTTTTTCTTGGGACTGAAATCTGCTGGATCCATCCTCACTTCGTCTGCGTATGCTGGATCTTGTTGCATTTTCTTGTAGTCGTCAATATATCTCTTTGCTAACTGTACTGCGATCTTCTTGTTGCTGTTGTAGTCAGGTCCTGGTTTGAATGAGTTGGAACCTTCCTGTTCTATCCCGTCTGCCACTCTAGAAGCGAAGTTCGCCACCCTGTCTTCCTCACCTGATTTGGTCAGCAATCTACTTGCTATGTCTGAAAGTATTGATCCCAGCATCGTGTTCTTGTCTGTGAATTTCGTCGCTGACAGCATCTTGTCCGCTGATGGATCTTTCCTTAGTACCAATTTGTTTTCTGGGTCAGTCAGGAAACTCTGTACGACCGCACCGTGATCAACTGGTGCCTGTATGGGTGCGTCGATTGGCTCATCACCTGGATCTAGTTCGTTCACCGGTGCTTCTAGTTCACTCATGATTCTGTTGATAATTGGCAGTGCGTCTTCGACTCTGCTGTCTAGGTTTTTCATGGTGAACTTCTCCCTCATTTTGTTAACTGTCTCGTCGTCTAGGATCTGTTCATCTGATGTTTTGAAATCTTTTGAAGCCGCTTCGTAATGGGCTTGTTTTGATATGTTCCTCATGTAACCTCTTAGGTTCTCTAGTTTCAATTTTGTCTGTTCGATTATGTCACCTGCGTTGTCGTTCAACTGATCTTTGTTTGTGACGTATCTCGAGAATGAATTTAATTTTGCGATGTCTTCTGAGGTTGCAACGATGTGTTGTCCAAATTCGTCATGTGGTCTGCCGCCATTTGACACGTGTCTCTGCATGGCTCTCGCTCCTGCTAGATGGGTCATTGGGTATTTGAATCTTTCGCCGTCTTCGTTCTCTATGTAAAGTGATTGTATCTGTCTTGATCTCGCACCCGGCACGGTCTCGTCCACTTTGCCTTTGTGTCTGATTATCAATCTTGTTTTATCCAGGTTCTCGAATGAACTCTTAGAAGTGCCTGTTAGGCCTTCTGCGACCGGTGCCTTCTCAAGGCCTGCTAGTTTAGTGATCCTGGTTAGTTCTTCTGACATTTCATCAGTATTTACCGTTTTGTTCGTATCTGCAAGATTTTCATAGTCCTGCTTCGTTAGGTTGTTTTTGGTTATATCCCTGACGTCAAACCTCATCTGATGCTCCACAGCGAAGTCCTTCAACTCCTTGAGGAATGCATACCATTCGTCCCTGCTGTCCTCGTCAATCTTGCTGACCAGATCCCTGTTGTAGTACACTTTCATGTTCTCGCCGTCTGCTAGGCTTATGCTGACTGAACCGAACGTGTCTGCGTCTTCCTGGAATTCAAACTCAAAGAACACCGCACTGCCTGGATCGGCTGTGGCGGCACCATTCTCGTCACCCAGTCTGATGTTCGAGAACTGCGATCTTATCTTGTTGAATAAATCTTCGGAATTTTTTGGGTTCATGCAGTGTATTTATTATTAGGAGAACGATCCATATATGGGCATGGGGGCCAGTTCCGAGGTCCTGTCGGTCCATTTTTCAAATATTTTAGGGTCAAAGTCCGCCAGTGTTTTTATCATACGAGTCATTAACAAGCATGAACTCACTAGGTCATCGTGCTGTCCCGCTTTGGCACTGAAACTCATCCCACTTGCGACGAAGTCCTTCAGTTCGGAGATCAGCAAATGGGAGTTGATCTTCATCTTGTTGTTCTCGACCAGTTCCTTGAATTTCGTGCAGGCGTCTATCTTGTGTTTGGCCGTGGTGTTGAATCCCCTCCTGAACTTCCTCCTGTGTCCCTTCCTGATTGGCTCAGACAGGAACATGCCTGGTATGTTTTCCTCACCTATGTCCATGACTCTCAACAGGGCCGCTTCTCCGATCGAGTTGTTCTCCATGGAGTAGAATATCTGCGGAGATGCTGTAGTGTCTTTTTCCATGATAGTATCGTGTAGGTGTTTTGTGATGCTTTGTAGTATCCTTACCTGTTGATTCATGGGTGTTGTGTTATGATGCCATTCCGCCACTTGTTCAAACGTGGGAAGTTCAAATACTTGTATCGCCGCGTAGTCTCCACCTGTTCCCATGGCAGGATCCAAGGACACCATGTAAGTCATGCCCGGGGTGGGTCGTTTGAACCAACGCACCTGTCCTGTTCTCTCGATGGGTTCTTGGGGTTCCA